AATCATAAAAACCAAGAGGTATAACCTTTTGGTATGTGAAGAATGTTTTGATCCCGACCATCCGCAGTTGCTGTTAGGGATGTTCCCAGTTGACGATCCACAGGCCGTCCGTAACCCCCGCAGGGATTCGACGTACAGGACTGCCGGAACGAACAGTTTGGAAATAAATATCGCAAACCCGGAGCAGGGATTCCCAACTGGGGGTTCCCGGGATATTCAGTGGGGTTGGAACCCGGTTGGAGGAGCCCGTGCAAATGATGCCGGACTTACTCCAAACTACTTGGTGGCAACCACCTCTGTTGGTACAGTATCAATCACGGTGACGTAGGAGCAAATGATGGACGCAAAGAAGGCTGTTCACAAGCATGAGAAAGCCATGCACCCCGGTAAACCCCTGACGAAACTTGCCAAGGGCGGCAAGACCAATCAGCAGATGCGTGACCTCGGTCGCGGTCTGGCAAAGGTTGCCAACCAGAAGAAGTCGTCGTTCACCTATAAGAAGGGTGGCTGATATGGCTAAGTTCAGCAAAAAGATGATGGGCAAGGAAGTCGGGGACGCCTCCGTCTACGCCGAGCCCCACACCATGAAGGGCGGCAAGGTTGCCTTGGGTAACGGCACCCAGGCGGAGCCGACTGCGGCCAACCGGGTGAACATGTCTGTGGGCAACATCACCCGCGACGGTTACAACCCTGCTCCCAAGACTTCGGGTATCAAGACCCGTGGTAACGGTTGTGCCACCAAGGGAACGATGGCCCGTGGCCCGATGGCGTAAGACATGAACTACACGCAGTTGAAGACAGCGGTGGAGGACTACACGGAGAACTCGTTCTCCGCGACGGACTTCGCCACTATGACGAAGTTGGCAGAACAAAAAATCTACAACACCGTCCAACTGCCTTCACTTCGTAAGAACGTCACTGGCGTACTGACCGCCAACAACAAGTACCTTCAGTGCCCTACCGACTTCCTGTCGGTGTTTTCGATGGCAGTGGTGCTGCCCAGCGGGGCTTACGAGTACCTGCTTGATAAGGATGTGAACTTCATCCGTCAGGCGTATCCGACGCCTACAAGCACGGGCACTCCCAGGTACTACGCCATCTTTGGCCCCCGGTCAGACAACGAGAATGAGTTGGCGTTCATCCTTGGCCCGACTCCCAGTGCAAGCCTAACGGTGGAGTTGCACTATTACTACTACCCTGTTTCGATTGCAGATACGATACTTAATCCTAGCGGTACTTCGTGGCTTGGCGACAACTTTGACTCTGTGCTATTTAACGGCGTGATGGTCGAAGCAGCCCGGTACATGAAGGAAGAATCTGACGTGGTGACGATGTATGAGCAACAGTTTGCTCAGTCACTGCTCCTGCTCAAGCAACTGGGTGATGGCAAGAACCGTCAGGATGCCTACCGCAACGGGCAGGTTAGGATCGAGGTCAAGTAATGCCAATCGTTCAAACGCAGACCACCTCCTTCAAGAAGGAGTTGTATCAAGGCATCCACGATCTCACGACGGATGTCCTGAAGATCGCTTTGTACAACGGCAACGCGGATTTGAACGAAGACACCACCGTTTACACCACCACGGCAGAGATCACGGGGACCGGCTATACGCTGGGAGGTAAGACGCTGACCGGCACGACCATCAGCAGTTCTGGTTTTACGGCCTTCGTGGACTTTGACAACGTGGAGTGGAACCCCGGTGTGTTTACAGCACGGTGTGCCCTGATCTACAACTTTAGCAAAGCCAACCGTTCTATTGCCGTGTTGGACTTTGGGTCGGACAAGACCTCGACCACCACCTTCACCATCGTTATGCCGGTCAATGATGCCAACAGTGCTTTGATCCGGTCTTCCAACTAAGGAGCATCAAATGAGCATCGAAAAGGCCAAGGCGGCTGACAATGTAAACGCGGGCCTGATCGCCGGTACGCAAGCCGGTGAAGGTGCAAAGGCCACGGGCAAGTACACCGTTGAGTGCTACGACAAGGACGGCAACCTCAAGTGGAAGGCAGAGACGCCCAACCTCGTGGTGAACGTCGGTCTTCAGTACATGGCAGGTGTGGCGCTGACCTCCACGGCGCAGATCACCTCTTGGTACATCGGCCTGTATGGAGCCGGTGCATCCAATACCCCCGCTGCTACCGATACCATGTCGTCGCACATTGGTTGGACGGAGAACACCACCTACAGCAACGCCACCCGCCCTGCGGCCACGTTTGCTGCCGCTACCAACGCCAACCCGTCTGTGGTGACGAACTCTGCCTCGGTGGCTCAGTTCAATATCAACGGCACCACGACCATCGGCGGCGCGTTCCTGACCTCCAACAACACCAAGGGCGGTTCGACGGGTACGCTGTTTTCGGCTGCTGACTTCCAATCTCCTGGCGACCGCAGTGTGACCAGTGGCGATACCCTGAACGTCACCTACACCCTGAGTCTGGCCGGTTAATAGGGGGGCCTCATGGCGCTCGTCGTTGCGGATCGTGTTAAGGAAACCACCACCACAACCGGCACGGGCACATTGACCCTGGCCGGTGCGGCCACTGGGTTCCAGTCTTTTGCTGTTATCGGTAACGGCAACACCACCTACTACACCATCACTGACTCCGCTACCGGAGCCTGGGAAGTAGGTATCGGCACCTACACGGCAAGCGGCACCACGCTTGCTCGGACGACGGTGCTGTCCTCCAGTAACGGCAACGCCCTGGTTCCGTTTGGTGCGGGAAGCAAAGATGTCTTTGTAACCTACCCGGCAGAGTACGCAAGCACGGAGCAGGTCGGTGATGTCAAGATCGCCACCTCTGCGCCCACAGGCCCTGGCACTTGGCTCGAAACGGGCAAGTACTACAGCAAGGCTGCGTATCCCGCACTTGCATCTGCGGTGGGGAATGTGCCTGATCTTGGGTCGGTTGCGTCTGAACCGCAGGCGAAGTTGGCACTTGGTTTTGGAACAAACTCAACGGCGGGCCTGTCGTACAACACTGCCACAGATGGTACGACTACTGTTGTGGTCGGCTCTACCGGCGGAATTCGAAAAACAACCGACGGAACCAACTGGACTGCCGCTGCAAGTACAACAAGTAGTTTGCTTAACGCTGTCATTTACGCAAACAGTAATTTTGTCGCTGTTGGGGTTAATGGCACCATCGTCACATCTCTGGACGGAACAAACTGGGTTCTGCGTTCGCCACAGACCACGCAAACCCTGAACTCGGTTGCGTTTGGCAACACAAGGTATGTTGCTGTTGGTGCAAGTGGGGCTATTGCCTACTCCACAGACCTAGTAAATTGGACGCTTGCGACTGGTACTGGAACGCAGAACTTTAACAAGATCGTCTACGCCAACAGTCTTTTCGTTGCCGTTGGTGCTGCCGGTTCGGTCTATACCTCAACTGACGGTATCACTTGGACAAACCGCACGTTCCAGACTACAGCGTTTAACGACGTGACGTATGGGAACAGCGTGTTTGTTGCCACTACGTCGTTGGGAACTCCATATTACTCTACTGATGGTATCTCGTGGGGTTCCAATTATTTGACGTTTGCTGCCGCTGCTTCATCTGGCGGCTACGGGTACAAAAACGCAACAGATGGCACTACTGCGTTGGTTGTCGGAACTTCTGGGGCAATTCGAATTACCACAAATGGTACAAATTGGTCGCCGGTTAACAGTAACACAACGCAGAATCTCAATGCCGTTAGATATATAAACAGCAACTTTGTTGCTGTTGGGAATAGCGGAACTCTTACGACATCTGCAGATGGGTTGAACTGGACGCAAAGGACAACGCTCACGACTGCAGTATTGACCTCAGTTGCATTTGGCAATACGCGTTATGTTGCTGTCGGCGCATCCGGCGTTATCACTTACTCCACAAACTTATCTACGTGGGTGACGGCCACAGGCACAGGGGCAAATTCGTTCAACAAAGTTATTTACGCCAACAGCCTGTTTGTTGCAGTTGGCAACACTGGCGCGTGTTACACCTCGCCTGACGGAATAACTTGGACAAGTCGCTCCGCAGGTTCACTTACGTTTAATGATGTTATTTACGCTAACAGTTTATTTGTTGCTGTTGGCAGTTCGGGCAATTGTTATACGTCTCCTGATGGGCTAACTTGGACAAGTCGTACTGTTGCTGTTGCAAACTATACCCAAGTTATTTACGAAAATAGTTTGTTTGTTGCAGTCGGGTTTACCGGAGCAATTACAACGTCGTCTGACGGTATCACTTGGACAACGCGCACAAGTGGCACTACAAGAAACCTTAATTCTATTGGTTGGAACGGATCAAGTTATTTTGCAGTTGGAGAAAACGGCGTATATTGCACATCATCAGACGGGGTGACTTGGGTCGTAAATATTGATGTATCTGTTTCTGCTTTCTACGCCGTAGCAGTGATAAGTAGTAAAACAATCGCATTTGGAGCCAATACTTCTGTAATCCTTGCCGGAGCCTCAAGATCGGTTGTTCTTTTTTTGGGAGATTGGGCGTACGGCATTAACACAAGTCGTGTTGCCGCAGAATCTATTGCTTACAACGGTTCCAATCAATATGTTGCTGTTGGCAGTAGCGGGGTAATTTTAACGTCTAGTGACGCCCAAACTTGGGTGCCAAGAGTTTCAAATATTGCTACCAATCTTACGGGTGTTCAATATGTAAATGGTAACTATATTGCCCTTGGTCAAGGTGGCGCTATTGGCACAAGGATTACAACATCTTCAGATGGCGTTACATGGACTGTGGCTAGTTTTGTAACTACATCTAGTATGTTCAAGGTAGCGTATGGCGCTTCTGTGTATGTACTTGTTGGCGATTCAGGTTTCATTCGATCTAGTTCTGATCTTGTAACGTGGACAAGTCGGTCAGCCGGCGCAAATAATCTTAATGACTTAATCTTTGCCAACAGTATTTTTGTTGCTGTTGGTGCAAGCAACTCAGTTTACTCATCTACGGATGGTATTACTTGGACTCTTCGCACAGCCACTGGTACATGGAACCGAATAATTTATGACAACGGTTTGTTTGTGATTATCGGTAATGGTGGCGCAATTGCAACGTCATCCGATGGTATTACATGGACTACTCGTACAAGCAATGTAATAGGCGATCTTTTTGATATTGTTTGGAACGGTTCAATTTATTGTGCGGTGGGGGATGGTGGTTCAATTACCACTTCACCTGATGGCGTGACATGGACGGCTAGAGCCGCTCCAAATTTTAGTAATAATAGTATTAGTTGGAGTGGCTCAACATTTATTGTTACAAATTTTTCTAATTCAAATATTTTAGTTTCTGCAAATGGAATTGTGTGGACATCATATCCAACACAGTTTGGCGGAACGTTTGTATCTAGCGCGTACTTAAATGCAGGGTTTGTTGCGCTTGGTTCTGGTAAAATTGCCACATCAAATGATGGCATAAACTGGACGGCGGCTAATCCGGTTCAGTTCTCGGCCATTCCGGGGATGTCTGCTGCTTATACCGTTACCTACAGCAACAGCACCTTCATAATGTCCGGGCTTGCGGGTAGCACAGCCAACATTGCAACGTCTACAGACGGTATCAACTGGACTGGCCGGTTTGTTGGCAACTTCCCAACATCTACTGCCCAGGCTTGGCACTATGCGCTTTGGAACGGTTCTGCCTACTACCTTGTGGGTGCCAACGGTCGGTATGCAACATCTTCTGATGCAGCGACGTGGACGGTCACACAAGATGTGTCGGCGGCTCCGTTCTTCTCTGTTGCCGCTGTAAACAGTCGAACAATTGCGTTTGGTGTTAATTCTTCCGTTATCCTTGCGGGGGCTACACGAGCAGAAGTTTTGCAGGGCGGCACTTGGGCATATACCGTTGCTGCTCAAAACGCCGCCAACCCACGAACCATTGCTTACAACGGTTCAAACCAATATGTTGTTGTTGGGAGCAACGGCGTATTTTTGTCTTCTTCAGATGGGCAGTCTTGGACTGGCCGGTACTCTGGGGTAACCACAAACTTTGACAAGGTTCAGTACATCAACAGCAACTACATTGCTATGGGTGGTACCGGACTTAATGCCAACTTGTTGACTTCTGCTGACGGAGTTACATGGACGAGCCGTATTGCAGGCACCGCTATCTTTAACGCCGCTGCGTTTGGTGCATCGGTGTATGTGGTGGTCGGGGCAAGCGGGGCAGTGTTCTCAAGCCCCGATCTGGTGACGTGGACAAGTCGTTCTGCGGGAGCGCAGGCATTCCGTGATGTTATTTTTGCTAACAGTATCTTTGTGGCCGTTGGGGCGAGTAACGCCGTCTATTCTTCTACTGACGGTATCACGTGGACGCTTCGCACTGCGACCGGCACCTGGAACCGCATCATTTACGCCAATGGTTTGTTTGTCATCGTTGGGGACAGCAGCGCAATTGCTACTTCTGTTGACGGTATAACTTGGACAATCCGAACAGGAGCAAGTGGCAATTTTAATGATATTGTTTGGAGTGGTAGTATTTTCTGTGTGGTTGGCGGGAACGGCAGTATTGCTACCTCCCCGGATGGCATTACATGGACAAGCCGCTCACCGGGCGAGAATACATCAACACTTCTTAGCGTAAGTTGGAGTGGGACACGTTTTGTTGTTACCAACTCCTCAAACGGTGTTGCATGGGTGTCCACTGACGGCATCACATGGACGCGAGTTTCCACGGTATTCCGAGGAACCACGCTTGATAGCACGTATCTGGGCGGTAAGTTCTTGGCTGTTGGGCCAAATTACCTTCAGACCTCAACGGACGGTATCAACTGGAAAAACTGCGACCATGTGCAGTACGCCCCTAATTCAATAAACAAACTTTATAAACTAGGCTCGTACTATTACGCAGCCACAAATGCCGGGCTTTTCCAGTCATCTGATGGCATAACTTTCTCGCTTGCAAGCAGGGAGATTGTTATGGGCGCTATTCTGTCGCTTGCATATAGCGGGTCTGCTTGGGTTGCAGTTACTACTGGCGCATCTGGTCAACCGGCAACGGTGTACAAGTCTACTGACGGAACTACCTGGGCTAAGTCCGCAGACATTGGCACCCTTACGATCAATACGTCAACCGCAGCCCTACAAGACGTTGTGTACGGCGGTTCAAACTTTGTGCTTGGCATGTCCCTTTCGGGCAACCAAAACGTGCCCACAGGCATACAAACATCATCGGATGGAGTGACTTGGACTGCTAGGGCGCTTCCATATAACGCCGCAGTAACTGGCGCGATGGCCTCTGATGGATCAACCATTGTAGTGGGGACACTTAACCCTGGTGTTAATGCAAAATCCACCGATGGTGGGGTTACATGGAGCATGTTGATTAGCGGTGGGGGCGGGAACAATATATACTCAAATGGGATTTGGGTAATAGCCGCAAGTACCGTCTCTGGTTTTTTAACTTCTGATTTGATTAACTATGTACAAGTAACCGCGCCAGTTGCTAACGGTATTTATGTATATAACGGCGCTTTTGTTCTAACCGCCGCAAGCACTGCGTCAAGAGTGTTAGCGTCGCCAAAGTCTGCGGCTGCATCAACATATTTAATTAACAATAATGGTGCCCTGTATTCGGCGGCAAACGCATCGAAGGAATACCCAGTAAGGGGCACAACGTTGCTTGTGCCGGGGAATGTTGTTGCAATTTCAAACAGTTTTGCCCCATATTTAATAAGCGAAGTAGGTTTGTATGGCTATGACACGGCCACAACCTTCTGGGTGCCTCCGCAGCAGGCGGGTAGCGGGCAAACGGCTTACATCTACGCGGGGGCATGATGATCACGGTCTACGAGATCAAGTCCAACGGCCACCTTGGGGCATCTAAGCAGATCGACCCCAGGCAAGGTATCAGCAACGGGTGGACATACACCGCGCCTCCGGGTGATGGTATTCATGAGTGGGTAGGTGGCGCATGGGTTCCCCGTGAGCGTGAGCCTGAGCCGTTCGTACCCGGCCCTGATACGGATGCAATTGCCAAGGATGTTCGTGCCGAGCGCGATGCGCGGCTTGTGGCGTGCGACTGGACTCAGGTGGCAGATGCCCCGGTAGACAAAGATGCCTGGGCGGCATACCGTCAAGCCCTGCGCGACCTTCCGCAGCAGGAGGGTTTCCCCATGTCTGTTGTCTGGCCTGAGAAGCCCTGATGTTTGGTATCGCGTCGTTCTCAGAGGTTCCGTTTTCGACGGAGCCAACTACTGCGGCGCCACCCCCGGCAGGGCCATCTGTTGCTGAAACGGCCACCGTCACTGATGCTGTCAGTGCGGTAAACAACACGTTTAACCCGGCAGTATCTGAGTCAGTGACGGCCACGGATGCAGTCCTGGCAGGCATCACTTACTCGGCGGCGGTGGTTGAGATTGCCACCATCACGGATTCCGTCAGTGCGATAAGCGCCGTCCTCGCGTCCATTGTGGAAACGGCGACGGCTACGGATAGCGTTTCCGCCTCCGGGGTGCTCAACCCCACGGTGTCCGAGTCCGCCACCGCGACCGACACCACCGCTTCGACGGCGGTACTCCCCGCATCTGTTGCCGAGTCTGGAACAGTCACTGATACCACTGCGGCGTCCGCCACCCTCCCTGCTTCGGTGGCCGAGTCGGCTACGGGAACGGATCAGGTATCTACAACGCAGTCTGCAACAGCGGCTATTGCGGAAACCGCTACT